GCAAAACGCAACATTCCCGGGATAAATCGTTATATAGAATATGAAAACATCATTTGAAAAATTCATGGCATCGAATGCCGTCAACCAAGTTGAGTTAAGTGAAGTTAAAGTTGATCTCGCTGTAATTCAAGATATTGATAAATTGATTGTAGAAATTGAAAAAATTGGTAATGCAGGTAAAGGATCAGCATTGAAAGCCGTAGAAAAAGCAAGAAGTATCAATCCATTGTTAGTAGAAGCACGTCAAGGATATAATAGTTTGAACACTTTTACCCTCAAAGCATCTCAATTATACACCGAATTGAGCCAACAATACAAAGCGTTGGGCATTAGTTTGCCATCCGAGATCGAAAATAAATTTAAAAAACTTCAAGATACTCAAGGTGCGTTAAAATCAGCAATTATCACATTGATGCTTGAATCTAAAAACGTAATTGACAATCGTTATTAATGAGAATCGTTGAACTCATATTGGATGACCAACAAATGGCAAGTGGCATTGATGCGATCAGTATCGTAGAAGCCCCTGCCATTGAATCCAATTTTGTTGCTTTAAAATCTCATGAAGTCAAATTTGCCAAGGTAGATGCTGAGAAGCGTATCTTAATGGGACCAATTTTAATTCCCGACAAACCGATATACCGCAAACAAGTAGTCGATGGGGAGTTAGATGAGTTTTACATTTATTTCTCCAAGGATACAGTCCGCAAGGCATCACAGATGTTCTTGATGAAAGGTAAGCAAGGGAACGCTACTATTGAACACGAACTAGCAGTGCAAGGCGTATGTATGGTAGAGACGTGGATCAAAGAAGACATGGAAAAAGACAAGTCCGCTATCTATGGGATGAGTGATCCTATCGGGACTTGGATGGGATGCTTGAAGATCACCAACGATGATGTGTGGAACGATGCCAAAGATGGCAAGTTCAAAGGATTCAGCATTGAAGGGTACTTTGCAGACAAGATGCGTATGAGTAAGCAACCTTCACTACTCGAAGAAGTAGTTGACATGTTAAAAGAATATCAAAAATGTAACAATATAAAAAAATAAAGTTTTATGAGTATGAACGCAGAAACAATCTTGGATCGTATCATGGTAAAGTTGGGTATTGCAGAACCCGTTGCCGTGGCATTGGAACAAGTAAAAACTGAAGATGGTCAAGCCGTCTTTGAAGCGGATTCCTTTGCCGTAGGTGAAGCCGTATTTATTGTAACCGAAGATGGTAAAATCCCCGCACCTGCAGGTGAGTTTGCTATGGAAGATGGTAACATCGTAGAAGTAGACGAAAACGGAGTTATCGTTGAAATTGGTAAGAAAGAAGCCGAAGTATCTGAAGAGGAAATTGTTGAGGAAGTAGAAGCCGAAGACATGCCAATGAAAGAAGAGATCGGTGAGATGGCTATGAAGCCAAAGAAGACCGTAAAATCTAAAACTGAAATGGAAGAATCTTATTTCAGCGCTCAGATCAAAGAACTTGAAGCCAAGTTTGAAGCCCGTTTGAGTGCCTTAGAATCAGAGAAAGTTGCATTAAGTGCAGTTAATCAAGAATTAGAAGAGAGATTGGCAAACGAACCCGCCCCTCACACTCCATTCAATCCTGAAGCCACTAGCACAAATAGCAAGATGCACTTCCACATCAGCGACAAGCGTGAAAAAACAATTAAAGACCGAGTATTTGACCAACTTTTTAACTAACACACAAATGAAAAATAATCTGATCAAAACCCATTTGAGTGGTCCAACTGTATCGCCAAACACCTATGCGGGTTTATTCGGCAATAAGTACATTGCGGCTGCTCTGTTGTCAGGCGAGACCTTGGCAAAAGAACTTATCACATTGCACCCCAATGTGGCTTTCAAAGAAGTTATCCGTAACTACCAAGATTCGATCACTATTGCTGATGCAACTTGTGATTTCACTGATTCAAGTTCAGTGACCTTGGGCGAATACGTGTTGACTACAATCGAAAAGCAAGTAAACTTGCAGTTGTGCAAAAACCAATTGCGTACAACTTGGGAAGCAGCACAAGCAGGATTCTCTGCATTTGAAAAACTCCCCGCTACGTTTGAAGAATT